CGAGCTGCCGCGCTGACCGGCGCGAGCTGTCGCGTAGATCGCCTCGTCCAATGCCTTGTTGTACGTCCTGCTGATGTTCTGGCTGTGCAGCTTGCCGAGCTGGTCCTTGTAGGTCTGCTTGGTCTGGGCGAACGGATCGTTTTCGAATTCACCAGTCCCCATCAGCTTGTCGTATTCCTGCCCCTCGATCGTACCTGCCATCTGCTCCCATGATGCGCCGAGCCCGCGCAGATGCCCCTGCGGATCGTAGGCGAGATACGCCGGCCCGCCGCTCGGCTCGGTGCCGGTGTACGCCTGCCACCCGGTGTCGCCGATGCCCGCATTCGCGCCGGTAAAAGTCCCGGCGGGAAACGGGTCATGCTTGAAATCGGCCGCGGCGGTCCCGGAGGCGCCGCCGAGCCCCGCGATCCCCGTCAGCTTTGCCTTCTGCGGCGCGGTCTTCTCGGTGCCTTGGAATATTTTCTGAATTTTGGCCATGCCGGTTTCAAGGTCGGCCTTGCGCTTGGCCTCCTTAGCCTCGGCCTTCGCCGCCTGCTCGCGCTCGAATTGAACCATCTGCGAGTTTTGCGGCTGCGCCCCTTTGCCACCCATGTCACACCTGCCCTTGGTATTGCGGCGTGGTCGGCCCCGGCTTGCCGGGGATTTCCTGCATGCCGGCGACAAGCGTATCACCGAGCGGCGAGAGGTTGGTGTTGCTCGCCGGATAATTCCCAAAACCCGGCGGCATGTACGGCTGGCTTTCCGGCGGCGCGACAGCTTCCTGTCCGGTCTGATTGCGCGTAGTTTCGACAATCGGCGCCTTCGTCTCTTTCGGCTTGGCTGCCGGCGTTGTCGCGTCGCCGACCGCGGACCATCCACCCGTGGTCTGCGGGGTCGGTTGCTCCATCTGCTGTTGGCCGCCGCTGTCGCCGCCTTTGCCACCCATCACACCTGTCCTGTCTTCTGTGCCGGCGGGGGCGTGTACGGCCCCTGCCCGGTGAACGTGCCGCTGTAGGGGTCAAACTGCGGCTGGTAGGTCTGCGGGTTCGCCGTCACCCGCTCGGTCTGATCCTTCACCTGCTGTATCCGCCCCTCGTTCAGCCCGGCGACGAGCGCGTCGCCGAGCCCGGTGAGGTTGCCGGTGGCGGCCTGATCGGTCGTCGGCGGCGGTGTTGTCGTCGTGTCTGCCTTCTTCTCCTCGGCCGGCTTCGTCTCCTCCACCGGCGCGGCCGCCTTCTGCTGCGTTTGTGCCGCCGCCTGCTGTGCCTGCGCCTGCTGCTGACGCATCAAGGATGCCTGATCCTGTTGCTGGCCGCCGCCTTCGTCGCCCTTACCGCCCATCGTACTCTCCCTGCGGCTTGCAACGGACAATCACGCCGCAAATCTCGCCGCCGAATTTGCGCAGCATGTTGACGAGCGTCCGCGTCGACGGCAGCCCCGATGCGATCGGAAAGTTGAACACGGTGGCATTGTCGAGCTTGGCGAAATAGAGCGCGATTGCCACCATCTTGCGTCCAAGGTCCGTCTGCCGGTACTCCGGGTCGACGTATGTCTCATCCATGACCGCGATCGGCTCGACAACGTATTGGCTGTCGTAGTGCCAAGACAGGATGCCGATCAGCTTGTCGCCGTCCAACGCCAAGAGGTGCGGCGTCCGCTTGCCCTCGATCAGCTCGCGCACCCGCTTGACCGTCTTGGCTTCGTCGTAGGTGAGAAAATACTGCCATTGGGTCGCGTGGAAATACTCGCCAAACAGCCGCGCAATCTCGGGCGCATCGTCCGGTGTCGCCGCCCGTATCTTAATGTGCGACGTGTCTGTCGACCGTCGAATGTGTCTCTGCGCGATATTCATCAGCCAACCATCGGTATGATGTGAAGTCTTCTCCGTTCGTCCCCCATTGCTGGAACGTTGCCTCCGGGTAGGCGCCGATCAGCTCCAGAAACCGCTCGACATCCCGGCGGTGAGCGAGCGCGCAACATTCCACCCGGTGATAGCCGTTGCGCAAGAGAAACGGCAGCACGAAGCGCTTGATGTTCTTCATGATCGCCGGCAGCGCGCGGCCCCAGCTCGGCGTGCCGAAGGCGAAACCGACGCCGACACCCTTGCGCGCCTGCACCATGCCCCACACCGCATGCGGCATGTGCCATCCGTCGACCGCGACGAAACAGAACACATTGCCCTGCAGGATGCGGAGCGGCAGCGTGTCGAGATCGCAGCCGGTCGCGAGCAGCTCGCGTCGGTCCAGCTCGCGCATGTTCTGCACGACAAATCGGATGTCCGTCTCGGTGGGCTGTTCCACGATCATCCGCTCGCCCCGAGCTTGTAATGGATGGTGATGTTGGACAGCGACTTCCGCCCGAGCGTGCCATCCGTAAAAGGGGTGATCTTGCCCGAGCGCAGGCGCAGCGAGAGGTGCGTCGATTTCCCTTCCAACGGGTGGCGCCCCTGCTCGAAAGTCGCGCCGGTGAACGTGCCGATGCGATCCTCCTTGTCGTTGTCGGGCGTGTACGGCACGGTGGGGTTTGCCTCATACGAGGCATAGACCTCCCAATCGCCCTCGCACGCCGCGTCGAGCCCGGTGTAGACCTTCTCGATCGCCGGCTCGCCGCCGGCAAGGAACGGCAGCACCACCTCCACCGGCGAGGCGTCATAGAGCAGGTTCGGGTCGGTCGTATCCTCCATGCGGCCATAGACCCATATGCGGTGCTGATCGTCGCGCAGCACGATGCGGTTGTTGTGGGTGCACGCCGCGACCGCGTTGAAGCGCGGCCGATACTCCGACCACGCCGTGATCTTCGGGCCCGGGAACGCCGAGAGCACGAAGATGCGTGACGACACCACGCCCGTCTCGACATCGCGCGCGAGCGGGATGATGATCCACACCCGCCCGGTGACCGGCTGCACGATCGAGATCGCCTGCGACATGGAGTATTCGCCCCACTCGCGATGCAAGTCCTGTATCAGCGGATCGATCGGCGAGCCCACGTCCGACACCGATGCGGCGAGCGAGCTGTCGCGCGCCCGCAGCGACCGGACACCGTCGCTCGCGAGGAACAGCACGTCACCACTTCCGTATTGCAGGACGGAGCGCCACGCGAGCGTGCCGGTCCCGCGCAGTGTGCTGTGGTACTGATCCTTCATCGGATCGGGATCGAGCTGCCAAAGCTGCGTCGCGTTTTTGCCCATCACGGCGAGCTTGTCGTAGTAGACCTCGATCGCGATGTTGTAGGTCATATCGCTGTCCTGCACGGACAGATCGTTGACGTACCACCCCACGGTCTTGACGGACGGCACAGGCGGCGGCTCGGGCTCGGGAATGTTCGTCCACACGCCCGGCTTGCCGACGCAGGAGGAGCCGAGATACCGCCCCTCGACCACGTACATCTTGTCCTTGTACGTGCGGCAGTAGTAGCCGAGCACGCCGTTGGTGTTCGAATAGGTGGTCGACCCATCCGGCGGCCAAACAGCGAAGCCGGTGGGCGTCGCGGCCAGAAAGTTGGCGGTGAACCCATCGTTGATTGCCCCGCCCGTACCTGCGCAGGCTGCAGCGGGCGACTGCGCCTCGGTCGGCTGGACCGTTATTCCGTTTGCGCCCGTTGCCGGATTGGCCGCAGCATCGTTGTTCCAATTGCCGGAATTTTTGCGGACCCAGACCAGCCGCGCGGTCAAATCAACCGCCACCCCGAGAACATCATTGCTGGCAAACGCGCCTAATGATTTTGTGGTGTCAACGCCGTTGCTGAAGATTTTGCCATCGGCCTTGCGCACCGCAACGCAACCAATACCAGCCGCAAGATTGCTGTAGGTCGATGATGCTGCAAGCAGCCCCATTGCACTTGTGGACCCACTCACCACGTCCACCTTGATCTCAAAATAGTATTTTCCGGTGCTTAATGCTCCCGCAACCCTTGCTCCATTGTCTCCGGTAGCAACGATTTGCTTCATCGTCAGATTGTTGTTGGACAAGGTCACGTTATTGGTTGTGGCCGGATTAAATCGAGTTGGATTAGGCGTGCTGAGCACCTTCTTGAGATATTTGTTCTGGTAGAACCGCCGGATGTTCTCGGGATCGGGCGAGCCGGCATGGCTGGTGATCGCGAACACGTTGCCGGAATACAGATCGTAGTCGAGCACCTCGGTGATCGGACTGTCGCCCGCGCTCATCGCCTGCAGATTGATCGTGCCGATGCCCCACCCGGGGACGGGGGAGCTGGTCGGCGGCGGCGTGTTCGCCGGCGGATTGCCGGGATAGTAGTTGCCGCTCGTGTCGAGCTTGAAGACGTAGAGCTGCCCCTCCACCTCGACCAAGCCGCGGCTGAGCGGATCGACGTTCCCGACGTACTGAAAGCCGTAGCGCTTCTCAATCTCACCGCCCGGCGAGATATGGCAATTGACCAGCCGGCGCAGCGTGCCGGCGGGCGCAGTCCACGGAGAGCGTCTGAGATCGAGCCCGGCAGCGAAATCTGTCACGGTATAGTAGGGCACCCTGATACCTCCATGTACCCTACAGTAAATGCTTCCAATTTCGGCCTGAACGCGCGTGATCTACCGTTGCACGGGAAACAAACGAGAATTTCTCGTACAACCCGCGGCCGTAGCGCGGCCACGCGCGGATGGCGAGAACGTCCTCCTCGGTCAGAATTGCGCGTGGATGCTGCTCACCGGGACCAATCGCCCGACCATTGCCGTGCCTGTTGCGGTCAAGAGCGTTGTCGCGCGCCGTCCCGTAGTAGAGATTGCAGAGCCGATTATCCTGTCGAACGCCATTGCGGTGACATGACTGCATGCCCTCATCAGCCGGCCCGACAAACGCCTCCAGCACGAGCTGGTGCACCATCCGGGTACAGTGCTCGGCATCACGGCTCAGATCGACCTTGGGATAGTGGTTTGTACTAAGCCCCGCCCGCAGCACATGCTGCTTGCGCTTGCGGCCGTGGCGTGTGGTGCGTTCAAGCGAACGAACGCGACCACAGTCCGAGACTTCGTACCAACCTTCGTAACCGGGGATAGCCTTCCATTTTTCCGGCAGCATCGCTTTCCTCACGATATGTAATCGATGCCGGCCATCGCATATGGCCGCACCGCAAGGTGATCGATGCGGCGTTGAGGACCACCCATATTGTAGGAGGGGCGCTTGTTGGCGCCGCTGTTGATGAGCAGCTTGCGCAGATAATTCTGTGCCTTGGTCAGCTTGAGCGCGGCGCTCTCCGACTTTTGCGTCGCGAGGATTTCCGCAGCCGCGAACAGGACGATCGCCTTGCTGTCGATTATGCAGCGCGAGCTGTCGCTGTTGAGCGGCGTGCACGGCGCCGAGCCGGCGATCCGCATCGTCATCACGGCGTCAGGCACCGGCAGCAGCGTGATCTGCCCATCGGGGACCGTGATCGTGCCGCTGACTGTGACCTTGTTCGCCCACTGCTTCGGCGTGCCGGGCGGCGGCCCGGTGACCGGGACATCGGTCGCGCGGATACCGTAGCTCAGCCCCTTCCAATCGCCTCCCACCGAGATGTAGATGCGGTTGATCTGATCGAACGTCAGCTCGGTCGGGTAGTTGTAATCAGCCTGTCCGACCGCGAGCGCCACGTCTTTCCAAATGTCCAAATGCGGCCACGTATAGGCGTCCCACAGCTCGCGCTGCTGCCGGTCAAGGATGATGTCCTGAGTGAACTGAGACTGCGTGCCGTGCAGGGTATAGTTGATCGACTGCCCCGTCTCGGCGCGCAGCTCCTTCTTCAGGACATCCATCGTGACGCCGATCGGCATTACGTCCCCGGGAACGTGCGTTGGATGGGTTTCATGATCGCCGGGCCGGCAGGCGGCTCGCGGCCGAGCACCTCCTCGTCGTCATCGAACGTCTTCACCGCGATGCCGTATTCGTCGGCGAGCGGCTGATCCTCGGGCTCCCCGGGCACGAGCAGCTTCATGTTCGGCTCACGACCGGGGAACGTCTGCTCGATGAGCGGCCCCTTGGTATCGTATTTGCCGATGAGCCGGCGCTTCTCGGATGCCGGATCGGTGTCGCTGATCGCGATCGGCTTGATGTCGTAGATATTCTCCTGCCCGTGTATCTCCATCAGGAGCTGCAGCTCGGGCCACGACATCGGTCTGGTGTACAGCACCTCAAAGATATGGACGCCCTGCCCGGCTTGGTTAATCCAAGCGGTGCACCAATGCATATTCATGCGGTATCCTTTTCAAGTTTGGGCCGCCGGGAGGGATGGGGGTTTCCCGGCGGCTTTTAGCCGTTGCTCCCGACGACGGGGAGGACTTTTACGCGATGTCGATCACAACGGCCGAGTTGAGCCGGCGAGCGCAGAGCTGGCCGGTCGAGGTAATGCCCCGATAGAGCACGTACTTGTCGGGGGGGCGCGCAGGGCTGTGCTGGTGACGCCACTCGTCCTGCATCTTGACGAGGTAGATGTCGCGGTTGTCGAACCAATAGCAGCGCTTCGAGTAGCCGAGAGCATCCAAGGTCGGGTCATACGTGAAGTCCGTGCCCATGTAGCTGATCTGCCCAACGGCCACGTCCTTGCCGCTCGAAAAGCCCTGCATGCTGTAGTTGCCGTTCGCACGCAGCTCCATCTCGATCCCGCCGAGCCAATCCGATCCGCAGAAGCCCGTGTTCGGCTTCCCACCATAGCGGGTGAGCTGCCGGTACTCCTTCTGCAGCAGCGTGATCAGCGCACCACCGTTCGCGGCCGCAGCCGTGATCGGGCCGCCGCCCCACGCAGCGAGCGCAGGCGTGCCGGTGACCGCGGTTGCCATCGCTGCCGTGTAGGCGCGGTTGCGCCACCACGGATAGGTCGCCCGGTTCAGCGTGGCGACAGTGCCTGTGCCCGGTGCGTCGGTGATGAGCGCCGCCATGCCGGCGAGCGCCTTGGCGTCGGCTGCGCCATTCGCCCACAGGAGATTATTCATCGAGATCGCATAGCGCTCCGACAAATCCTGCAGCGCGTCTTCAAGCAGCCCGACCAGCACGGTGTCGTCGCGACCGCTGTGCTCGGAGGTGTCCTCGCCATTGGTGTCGACAACAGAGATGCCGTCCGTCTTCAGCTCGGAATGCGTGAGCGAAATACCAATGTGGTGTTCCTTCCACGTATACCGCGCCTGCTTAAGATTAGCGGGGGTATAATAATTTACGGTGTCCGACAATTCGTAGCCAACGAGCTTGTCGTTCGTGCCCGGCGCGGCTGTGTTTCCATAGTCTCCCTTAACTGAAATCACTATGTCGCCACGCCCGCCGGGGAAGGATTTAGCCTTGCTTTCCATCATTGCGAGCAGGGGTTTTTCCTGTATCGCCTGCTGAAAAGCCGTGCCTTTGTTAAACCACCAATCGAGAGCAGCCGTTGTGACATGATCCAGCAACGGCTGAGTGTACGTGGGCATTGGAAGCGCCTCACAGGATTAGGCGCGTGCGTTCTCCCGGGCCTGTCTCACTACATCGAGGAGGTTTTTAGGTTCGGGCGCCGCGCCGGTGCTTCGGCCTGTGCTGCTCGGATTGCGCGATGTCGGGCGCATGGGGGGCGCCCATGAACGATAATGCTCGTTCACCCGCCGATAGGCCTCACGTGCGATGCCTACTGCGGCCTCCGGTGACTGCGGCTTGCCTGTCTCGCGAACCACAGCCCACATCGTGTCACGAACAGCGGCTGCCTTCTTCCCATAATCAGGATCATGCGCGGCCACCGTCCGTTCCCACTGATTGACATGGTCTTTGACGGTGTTGGCCAGCACCTCACGCTGCTGCATCTCCTGCGTCTGCTGCCAATACTGCTGCTGCTGTTGCGCAGTCTGCTGCGTTCTCTCGTGCTGGTTCTGCAGGATGGCGCGATCCATGCGCTCCTTGCCAAACCGCACAGCAGCCTCGGTCGTCATCTGCCCCTGACGCACAGCTTGCTGCAGATCAGGGGCCAACGAGATACCGAGATATTGTTCAGCGAGATCGACGTAGGGTTTGATGCCGGCATAGAAGCGCTGAAAGTCTCCGCGCCTTATGCTCGTCATCAAATCTAGACCATGCAGAAAGTCCTCACGGCCGATGTCGTTGTCACGCAGATACTTCGTGACACTGTCGGCCGCTTGGGCCTGTGGCTCCATGCCGCGCAGCCGCTCGACTTCAGCACGCAGCTCGTGCTTCTGCTTCGCAAGCTTGTAGATGCGCTGCTTGACGCCATGCGTGAGCTTGTCCAGCTCCTCCTTCGAAAGCTCTTCCGGGGAGTCGCCGGGGTATTCGGCTTGCGCTTGATCTGATTGTGCGGAGGGTGCTGGCGAAGCACCTTTGCCATCATCGTCCTGTTGGTCTGCCCTACGCAGCTCGGGGACCGCCGACTGCACAGCCTCAAGGAGAGATTGATGGGTTTCGCCGGAAGGTTCAGGTGCGCTTGGCGAAGGCGCGCTTTCTGCCGGGGCCGCGGGTGCCGGCGACGCAGGCGAAGTCTGCTCTGCGTTCTCCGTGACTGATGCCGTAGTCGAGGTGTCTTCTGACGACATTACCCTTGTGCTCCCGATTTCGCATTACAACGAAACCGAGTGCTTCGCGATTAGCAGGTTTACTGTGAGGATTAGGCGACAGGTTTACTGTGTCAGCCGGATGTCAGCCAAGATGTCAGTCAGGGTTTCAGACTGTCAGCGGCGCTCACTGCAGCGTTTGCGGTGCCGGCGAGGCCCCCGGAGGCGGCGCGCCGGTGAGCTGCTGCGTCTGATCGGGCGGGCCGCCCGGTGATGGCTCGCCCGCCTTCGGCGAGTTCATTGCACCCTGCGGTCCCTGCCCGGCCCCGGCCGGCGCGCCAGCCCCCGGGGCACTTCCCGTTGCGGCGTTGAGCGCGACGATCGACGGCAGCGCGCTCTCGAAAGCTTGCGTCAGGTCGAGCCGGTCGTCCAGCCGGCGCAGCAAATCCTTCGCCAAGAATTCCGGGTTGATGCCCGGGAGCTGTATCAGCAGCGGATAGATGCGCTGCGCGTTGGCGACCTCCTGTGCGGCGTTCGGGCGGCCCATCGAGCCCGCCTCGATCTCAAGCAGCACCTCGTTGGCGATGTCCTGCCGCGACAGCTCGGGCCACACCGCGCCGATGCCGACGATCTTCTGCACGCTCTCCAAGCTCATCTCGCGCATGAGTATCTGGCCGCCATTGCGCGCGAGCTGCGTGAGCAGATCGTTCAGGTCGTCAATGTTGCTGCCCATGCTGGTCATGCGCGAGCTTTCGGAAATCTGCGACTGCGTCGCGGTCACGTCCGACGTGCCGCCAAGGTTCGCCTCTTGGATGCCGGTCGTGCGCAGGATGTCCTCGTAGACCGGGTTCACCTCGTACAAATTCGGGTCGATGCCCGGGCCCGCGAACGGCTGCAGGAAATCCTTGATGTTCTGATTAGGCTGCAGCCCGCTCAGCTCGATGATCGCGTTCGCATCGCGGTTCTGCAGCTTGAGCATGTCGTCTTCATCGATCGAGCCGCCGACCGTGGCGGTGAACGGACGCCCCGCAACGCGATGCTCCTTCAGCCCCTCACGGCAGCGATTGTACTCCATCTGCATGTCGCGGATCAGCCTCACGTCGCTCGGCGGGTAAATCTCCTTTTCATTTTCGCACTCATTGAAAACCAAAGCATACCAAGGGTAAAAGCGCTCATTGTAAATCTCGGGTGACGCCGGCTCCCGTAGAAAGTCCTCGTAGCCGTCGCACACCACATAAACCAGACCGTCCTTACGGCAATAAATTTCCCACACGCAAGCAAATGCCTCATCGCGATCGTCCCATGAGTGTCCGTCCGAGTAGGAGCCGGCCAGCCACTCACGCGCCATGGCGACCGGATCGGGCCCGCGCAGATCGGCGCGCGTGTACTCCGTGTGCGCGTTGCGGATGTCGACGCCGTAAATCTCCTCGATCTCGTTCGTGGACAGGAGGAATTCCTCGCACACCCAATCCGCAGCCAGAAAATGCTTCAGGTCCATGCATTTCACGTCGGGGATGATGTTGGTGCTCAACGGATAATCGAACGTGAGCCCCTCGCGCCCGATCATCTCGGCTGTCTGCGCCATGTCGGTGATCAGCAGACGGAGCTGCTCGGCTTCCTTGTCGTTGTCGTCGGTGATCTCGTCGGCAGCGTCCGCGGCCAAGCGCTCCAACGTCGCGAGCCGCTCGGAGGCGTCAGCAATGCCGCGCTCCATGTCGGGACGCTGCTGCATCACCCGCTCGAAACCGAGCTTCACATAGCCCACGCCACACGTCACCGCGCGCCGCACCAGCTTTTTCATCATCCCCTTAAACGAATGCACCTGCTCGCTGATCTGATACGCATAGAGCAGCTCAAGCGTGCGCCCCATCTTGTCGAGCATCTGATTTTCTTTTTTGACGCGCGCCGCATCCATCGCAACGTCGATGCCCGAGCTGACCGCCTGCGCGACCATCGGGTTGACCGGCATGCCCATGGACTGCGCGGCGCCGCCGATCATGCTCGTCATGTCCGAGCCCGGCGGCATCCCGGTCGGGCCGGATGCGCCGCTGCCCGGGAAGCCGGCCGGCAATTGCGTGCCGGTAGCTCCCGGCATGCCGCCACCCATGCCCATCAACGGGCCCATGGCGCCCATGACGCCTTCGGTGATCGCGCCGCCGGCACCGGGCGGCATACCGCCACCCATCCCGGGAGGCGCACCCATCGGCCCCGGAGGCGCGCCGGGAGGCATCCCGAGCATGCCACCCGCCGGCCCCATCGGCCCGGCCTGCATGGCCATCATCGCGCCCGACTTCATCAGCGCCGTGAGCGTCGATTGATTGCCGTCCCAACTCGTCTCGTTGATGCGCTCGCGCCTGCGCGCCACCGCCTTCGGATTTTTCGCATACAAGAACGCGGTCTTTTGCGCGACGAGGCGCAGCGTCAGGTTGGCGACATAGCGCCCGTCGTTGCCGCTCTTGCTCCACTGCTTGCCGAAGGCAAACTCCTCATCCTCCCGCATGCGGTCGAAAGCTTTTTTCCAATGCGACTTCGCGTTCTTGACGCGCCCGCACCACGCCGAGATGAGCGCCTTGCGTTGCTCGCTGACATCCGGCTTGTCGCGCGGGATCGCGTCGGGCCGATCGGCCGACATGAGCTGGTCGACGCCGGGGAGCCCCATCGCATCGGGCCCATCGGGCGGCACCATGCCATCACCCATCATCGACATCACAGCCATCCTCTCAGCGACTTCTCAAATTTGTCGCGGCCTTCGCGCTTGCGCGTCTGCGCGAACATCTCGGCGAACGTTCCCTCGCGCGGCGGCTCGACTATCTTCTGCCGCTGCCGCGGCCGCATCTTGGCGAGCCCGAGCCCGATCAACGACAGCGCATCCACGAAATCATCTTTGCTGCCGTGTGGGAACTTAAGAATTTGATCTTGCGCTTCGCCCCACCACCGGGTGAAGCCCGGGAAGTGCACCATACCCATCGATGAGCGAGCCTGTATTGCTTGAGCGCGCTGTTGCTTGTCTTGGGAGGGATTGATCTCATCGAGTGCACAGTACACCTGCCTTTCGCGCATCCGCTTTTGCAGGAACGGTTTGATCGAGCCGGTGAGCTGCCCCTTCTCACCCCACCAGAATTGCGGCCGATATTTCATCATCAGCACGACCATGTACTCGACGCTCGCGGCCGTATCACAGCGCTGCCACATGATGTCGTTCATGACCCAAAGGTGGTCCTGCTCATCGACGCCGACGACGAGGTGGCAGCTCTTGTCGGCCTTCTGATTGACCGACACCGCGAGGTCGGACGCGGCGTAGAAGCGCATCTCATCCTTCGGCGGCAAGTCGCGCATGCTGTTGTAGGTGAGAAGATCGGTGGCGCGGAAAAAGGCGCCCTCCTTCGGCGCCGGCCGCCCCTGATAGAGCGCCGCAAAGCCGCGCGGATCGGTGACCCTGATCTCGTCCAGATACGGCGTGTCGAAGCGCTCGGGCCATAGCGCCTCGCCCGGCTTGCGGCCGAGCACGTCGTTCTCCTCGGCAATCGCCGGCAAGTCGATCTTCTTCCACAGGCTCGCTTCTTCCGGCGTGTAGTAGGCGTTCATCGGATCGATCAGCCGGCCGACCAGATCGTCCTCGGTCCATCGTGTCTGAATGATCACGATCGCGCCCTTCGATGTCATCAAGCGCGAGCGCAGCACCTGCGTGTACCAAGTCCACAGCCCGTCGCGGATGAGCTGGCTGTCCGCTTCCTTGCGATCCTTGATCGGGTCATCGAGCAGGATCAGATGACCGCCGCGGCCCGTGATCGCCGAGCCGCGGCCGACCATGAAGATCACGCCGTTCTCGGTCGTCTCGATACGATCGACCGCGTCGGCGCGCGGCTTGATCTTCAGATCGGGGAACACCTGCCGGTACTGCGGCAGCCGCATGATGTCGCGTATCTTGCGGCCCAAGTCCCACGAATAATTCTGATTGTAGGTCGCGACGATGATGCTGCGATCGGGGTGGCGGCCGATGTACCACGCGGGGAACATTGCGGATGCTAGGGTCGTTTTTCCGAAACGTGGCCCCAAGTTGATCATCAGCCGCCGATAGCCGTCGCTCTCCACCTCCTCCAACGCCGCGCCCATGACACGGTGGAATTTCTGCGGTTGGTAGAGCGAATAGGTCGGGTCTTCATAATGCTCGGGGTCGGGCATCATGAGCATGGTGAACGCGATCAGCTCCTCGCGCGCCCGGAGGATGGCGCGCTTGCGCTGCAGCAGGAGCCGTCTGCGCTCGTCCAGCATCAGCCCCTCGGTGCCTTCGGCCGACCGACCGGGTTCGGGTGCTTGAGGTAGTGCCCCGGCAGCTTCGGGTTATAGATCGTGCCGGTGATCTCGCGCGCGAGCGCCGGCTTGATCGGCGTCAACGGCTTCTGCGGCGCGGCCGCGGCCACCGGCGAGGTGTCGTGCGATGCGGTGTCCTGCGTCGGGGATGCCGGGGGCTCGGTTGCCATGAACGTCTCTCCTTGCTAAGGTGTCAGGTTTCCTGTGACACGAGGTTGAAGCGATGGTTAAGGTGATGCGGCGCGACGTTTACCCCGGCATCCTCGGGGGGCGTAAGCGCGACGACAAAGCATTCTGGATCAGGCCGCCCTACACCAAGGTGGAGGAGCGCATCCTTGATGAGTGGTGGGACAAGCCCGAGATGTGGCCGCGCCGCTACCCGGAGGATTGGCTCCTGCTCGACCACGAGGGCACGCCAGAAGCGCTGCGCCGCCAATACAACATGATGGGTGCCACGAGCTTGACGTTCGGTGGTGGTGCTCCGCATCGGCCTAATTCCCTTGACCCGGCGCAGCCTGCGCTTGCCCCTGACGATCCCCGCCGAGCATCTGATAAAGAGCCGGCCCCATAAGACCGACGACAACCGGGAAGGCGATCGTGCCCGCCTTGAGGTGGCGCTCGACGCCATCCAAGCCCTCCGCGGCATACACGCGCTTCAGGTTCTCGGCGTCCTGCCGATAGGGCGCGCCGACGTTCCTGATGTGCTCGATGTCGCGTTCCATGCGCGCGAGCACATTGGCCTTCAGCGCTTTATCGTTGTCGACCCAAGACCGATGCAGCGGGTTGCTGAAGACATCGAGCAGGTTCTGCGTAACCTGCCCCGAGCCCTCGCCGGCCGCCCATTTGTCGCCGAGCCACGACGTGACAGCCTGCACGTCGGTGCGCTCCGGTTTCGCATCCTTGAACAATTGCGACAGCTCCTCTGCCATCGCTCCCGGCTGCTCGACACCCTTCACCTTCCGGCCTTGAACCGCGGTGCGCAGCGCGTTCGGATTGCTGGTGCCGGGCCGATCATTGTCACCAAACTTCGTGAGCAGCCCGCCGCGCTCGTCGCCGTAATGCACGAAGTCTGGCACGTCATACTTGGCGCCGATGTCCTTGGCGGCAAGCACCTGCTGCGGTGTCACCGCGCCCGTATTGAACCGGACGCTTCGCTGCAGGCCCGGCTTATTGCCGGGAAACATCATCGAGCCGGCGCCCATCTCCTGCGTGCCCATCGTGGCGCGGAAAGTCTCGGCCAGCTCCATCATCTTGCGCGAGGCCTCGTCCATCTGCTTGCCGCCGCTCGGGCCGGCAAGGCTCATCAGCGGACGCGCGGCGCCGCCGCGGCTAATCTCGATCGGCGCGCCCGGCTCGCCGCTCGTGTAGACGCTCGTGGTCGGCACCGAGCGCAGCTCGCGCGGCTTGATGCGCGGCTCTTCGCCGAAAGCGCTGTAGATCACGTCGTGTCCGGTTTCGTTCGTCCACGACGAGCGCGGATCGGCGAGATAGGCTTCGCGCGCCTGCTTGGCCTCCGGTGCGTCACCCAACAGGTTTGTGCCGTGCCCGGTCATTTTCCCCGGCAGTTCATCGTAGGTGCCGTAGGCGGTGTGCTTCTGCACGTAGTCGCCGTATTCGTCCCGCGCTTCCTTTAGCGCCTGCTCAAGCGGAATGCCCTTCCTCGCGCTCTCGGATTGTGCCCTCCGACCAACCCATCCGGCTGCCTGTATTTCGTGCGCTTCCCAATTGGAGCGCCCGCCGAGCTTCATCTGATTGGCGCGATCGACTGCAGCGACCGTCTCGTGATCCATCCATGCGTGCTGCTTTGCGCTGAGCGCCTTGTCCCACGGCTTACCGTCTGGCTGGAAGTATTCCATCATCCGCGCCATCCAGATGTCGTTCACGCCGGTGCTTGAGAACGGCATGTTGGGATCGAGGTTCTGCTGATAGACGAACGTCTTCGGGCCAGCCTTGGTATCCTCGCCAAGATCGCGCGCCCGGTTGAGATTGCGCGCGGTCGTGCCGGTGTGTGCGATGTCGACCGGCGTGCCCATCAGGTAGTTGTTGTGCGCCTGCAGCTCGAAACCAAGGTTCGTCTCGGGCGTCGCCTGCGCCGAAGTCACGCCGAGCGAGCCGGCTTGAAGGCGGCTTGCCTCCGGGTTGCCGCGCGATGCCTCTCCGACAAAGTCACGACCGCGCCGATACCATTGATCGCCGCCAACCTGCGCGCCGAGCGCAATGCTCTCATCCATGCGCTTGCGCACCTCGGCAAGATGCTGCTCGGTCTTGATCTGCTTTGGCGCGCCGACGAAGCTGCCGTCCGGCTCGCGCTGCTGCAGGTGCGGGTTGCCGCGCACCACCTCGATCGCGTCGGGAGTAGACAGCTCGCGCAAGCCGCTCTTGATTTCGGCCGCCTCCTTGGCGGTCTTTGCCGTCGCCTTTTCGCGATACTGCTTGCCGGCATCGACAACCGCCTCGGTCAGCGTCTCGGGCACCTTCACCTTCGGCTCGGGCACCGGGCCTTCGCTCGCCATCTGCTCGACCGATGCCCGGCTCTCGGGCCCGTAGCCGCTCGACGGTGTGCGCTCGATCGGCAGCTCCTCGGGCGGCATGTTGTGGCTCTTCGGCGGCAGATCGTCGGTCGTGCGGAACGGCAGATCGCGCCCGGTGCGCCCCGCCGCCTTGGCGGCGCGTGCCTCGCGAGCGGCTTTCGCGCCGAGCTTGGCGCCCCTCGCGCCGGGGACTGCGCCGACGCCGGCAAGCACCGCATCGCCGGCCGCGTTGAGAGCACCCCTGATGTCGCCGGCCTTCGCATGCGTCACGGCTTCGCTGAGATGGTAGGGCACGTCCTGACCCGACAGCACGGTGCCGACCGGACCAACCTGCGCCGCGATATTCGCAAACGTGCCAGCCTTTTCACCGATCACGTCGGCGCGCTTCTGGCCCGCGCCGGCCGCCTGTGCGCCGCTCGAAATTGTGCGCTTCACGTCGGTTTCGTATGCGGCCGATGGAGCTTCGCGACCGGCGCGCATCTCAGGCACCCTGAGTGCACTAGGACTTGTCGCCGGATCGTAGATCGTGCTGGCAAGCTTGGCGCCAAGGTCAAACGGCTCGCCGGGTTGCGATGGCTGCGGAACCTCGGGGGCCGGCGGCGGCAGCTCCATCCGGGTGCGCGGCGCAAAGCTTGGCGGCTGCTGCGACCGCAGCCATGCTTGATAGCGCTGCCAATCCGGCCCCTGCAGCCCGTTGGCAAAACTCGTACCCAGCTCCTCGCCCGCCACGACTTAATCCTTCCTGTTACAGCCGCTCATGATATCGACCAGCATCTTGTCGCGCCGCGCATTGCCCTCCGACGTGCGCTCGGCCACGTCGTGGATCACCCACCCACCCCCGAATAGAAAAATCACATTGATCAGGATCAACGCGATTGCGAGCGGCTGCGGACGGAGGCTGTCCACTATGTTGTTAACCGCCTTTCCCGCTTGCTCGCTGACCATCTAACACCCCTTGCAGATCGGCGGCGGCGCGGGCGGATATTCCGGCAGCCGCTCGATCTGACCTTTCACCTCTACCGAAAGCTCGGCGCGTGCAGGCTACCTCCTGCCAACAATGTCAGCCCGGCGATGATGATCAGGATCAGCACGATGATGTAGATGCCCCGCTTGATGTTCTCGGGGACCACGACACCAAAATTGGCGAGCGCATAGAACACCAGCCACAGCACACCGAGCAGGACGAGTATCCCGATCAGCAGCCACAGGATTTGTATCGCGAGGGAGATCATCTGCGCTTCCCCTTCTTCTTCTTCGGCAGCTTGCCGCCTTTGTCGGCGGCGGAATATTCCTTGCCGACACTCTTAGGGATCGACAGCGTCGATTTACCCGCCGCAGCCGCACGCATCGCCTTGCGCTGAGCTTCCGATGACGGAGGCATGCTTTTTTCTCCTCTGATAGCAGGCCGTGCAGTAGCCATGACCTACATGTTCGCGCTCGACGGTGCTGCACTCCAGACAGCTTTCATACTTGACTGACCACCGCCGACCAAAATCTCTCCGACTTCGTCCGTGCCATGCTGAGTGTTCACCGCGTGTCATCAATTCCAGATTAGCTGGATCATTATTGCGCGGATTGTGATCCTTGTGATGTACCAACAATTCCAACGGAGCCTTGGCAACGACACGATGGAGATATTGCCAACCTTCCGGCGTTTTCACCTCAACATAACCATCCGCGCGACCTGCACGCACGGTGCCAACCTCAACCCATCTCTTGCTTGCCGATCCGCGCCTTCCCTTTTTGGCGTTTGCTTCTGGCGTGTATGCATTGGCCCACAACCGACGCATATCGCACTGCCGACCATAAAACCGCGTGCTGCACGATCTGCTGCAAAAGAACTTGCGGCTGAAGTCGCGCGTAATCTTGAGCAACATCAACGCCCCACACTCCCGACATGGTCGGTGAGCTTGGCTGACAGGGGGCATTGCTTCTCTCCTTCTAGTAGCGCGGACCAGCTAGTCCGCTATCGCCCATCCCGGGCCGGATCAGGTTGTAGAACGCATCGGCCCATGTCGGAGCCTCGGGCTGCGGCTGCGCCATCTGCGGCTGCGGCGGCTGCTGCGGCATGCGGTTCCATGCCTGCTGCGCCAATTGCGCGTTCTGTTGGTTCTGATACGCGAGCAT